CCCACAGGGGGGGAAGTTTCGCCTTGCCAGCGGGTTCACTATAGTCTGAACTCCATGACTAAACAGCAGAGGTTTGCTATGTATCATCCACTAGCCACGTGGTTTGGAGAGGCGTGAAAACGCCGTCGTGGCACGAGAATAGTTGTCGTAGTGGGTGTGAAATCCTCAGGTTCCTCACCAATCTGTAATAGAGTGGCGCGGAGTACTGGGGAAGATGGTGGAGACCGTCCTGACAAGAGACGGTGTCGGTGAAGGAAGCAAGTAGAGCGTACGCTACGCAACGGTGGTTGTGCGTAACTTGGTTGTACGCCATGTTGACGGATTGATGGCAGTGAATGCATGCTAAAGTATTCCTCAGCTTGAATACCTGAGATGTTCGCATCTTGAAAGACATGGCTGCGAGCCAGTCGTGGAGCAATCCGTAGGTTTGCTTCACTAAAGTTGATCCAACGATGGGGTTTTTGGACGCTTCTTCAGTGAAGAACAGTGCTTCGGGTGCTGAGCTAGTAAGAGTAGCGCTAAGCAGGTAGCGCATCTCTTTCTGCGGTGCGGCGGGAAGGTGCGGGGCCAGCTTACGAGGGAGCTGGGGTGGTGAGTCGCTTGCGATGTCGCTGGCGCTCCAAGAAGAAGGAGAGATGGAGGGGGGCCGCGAGTCCAAGAGAGGGGTGGAGGTTCGGGCAATTTTAGCCTCGGGTGAGGAGCTAAAAGTGGGAAGGGGTAGGCCTCTCTGGTGGTGGGTTTCGTGGCTGAGCGGTATGCGGCGCACGAAATGGTTCATGACCCAGACCTTATGAAGATCATCGGACATGATTTCCCTGTTGTGGTTGGTGATCACGCGTTCAGTTTCAGCTATCACGTTAGTGGCAGCTACTGATCCAATAGCCCGGATGACCGGCTGCTCTGCTTGATGAAGCTTGGCGTTCGCCGTGTCGATCGTCAAATCCGAGGGTACAGGGATGGCTTCTTCCGTATTATCCGGAAGGTTGATGTGCAAGGTGGTGGCAGCTGGCACAGAAGGTTCGATGTGAAAGTCCTCAAGGGAGAGAAGTTTCATCTGCTCACCGATGGTCATGTAGGGCTCGCGCGCCATCCTTTTCTGGATGTGCTCTCTGACGAGTGACGCCCATTCTTGTATGGTTCTCATGCCATGGTGTGGAGGGGAGGCTGGCTGCTGGGGTGTGGTTTGCACATTGGGGTTTAGGTCCAGTCGGCGGGAGGTTTGCCTACTGGATGCTGGAACTAAACTATCTGGGTTAAACTCCCAAGAGTAACGAGCGAAGATGCTGTCCTCTGGAGCGACGCGTGGTAAGTCTTCCATAGTCGGAGAGTGCTAGATAGTTTAATTGAAAGAAAGAAAGTGGGGTAGGTTGGTGTTGAAAGCCTTTAGCGAAAAACGTTTGCTAAGGTTTCGGGCACGAACTTCGTACCTCAGAAAT